TTAAATGTTGCGACAGCATAACAGCCACAAGCGGCAAGCTACAAGCTACAAGCTTGACAGATAAAGTATAAAGGATTATATAGGATATTATGAAAACTAAAATAGCATTTGAAATTATAGGTGGCAGCCTGTCGAAACCTTCCAAAATGCCGGGATGGTCGATCGGGTTACCTGCGAAGGAATGCAAGACCGGCGCCAAGTTGCAGCAGGTGAAGGGGTCAGTGTGTTATGACTGTTATGCATTAAAAGGCTGCTATGTTTTTAAAGTTGTACAAGATGCACAGTATCGAAGACTGAAGGCCATCAGGAACCCGCTCTGGACCTGGGCTATGGTTACAATAATCAACAGTAAAAAACCGGATGTATTTAGATGGCACGACAGCGGAGACGTCCAGGATCTGGATCACCTAAACAAAATTTACGAAGTCTGCAGGTTAACCCCGAGTAAGAGACACTGGCTCCCGACGCGTGAAGCATGGATTAAACCTCACCTGTCACGGTGTCCAAAAAATTTAGTCATTAGGTTCAGTGCTCCGATGGTTAACCAGCGGGCGCCTGAATCATGGCCCCACGCTTCCGAGGTGGTGGACCAGGGCGCAACCTGTCCAGCTGCAAAGCAGGGCAACGAATGCAGGGACTGCCGGGCGTGCTGGGATCCTGCAATCAAAGTTATCAAATACGGTAAACATTAAAATGTTTAAACATCCTAAATATTACAAAGAGCTAGCGAAGCGAAGGAAAGAATTTCTCAAGCAACAAGCTACAAGCGTCAAGCCACAAGCGCCAAGCTCCAAGCAGCAAGCTACAATCTCTGAAGATACA